TCGCGAACTCGTGCGGGTGCTCAGACAAAAAGACTTTTGTAAACGACGGTTGGCCGGTTTGCGTCCGGGCATACTTGATACCCAGCTTATCAAACGCTTTTGCCAGAGATGCCGCTGCCCAGATCTCCACGTCCATGCCAGCTAAGTCTTTGATCTTTTTAAGCTTTTGTTTTTCTTCTTTCAACAAAGCCTGCTTCGTTCGTTCGCACTTTTCCAAATCGACTCGTATGCCACGAAACGTCATGTCAATCAGACAAGGCGTGAGCCGTGTTTCGAGGTCAAAGATTGTTTCCAAGCTTTCTTTGCTGATCTCAATTTTAAAAAATTTGTATAGATCGTAAGCCAACCTCGCATCCTGCTCTGCATACGGCCCAACGAACGCGGACGGTAGTTTCCAAAGCTCTCCCTTCGGATCGACACCAAATTCAATCGCTGCTTCGGTCAGGAGCTTCTCACTCTTTGCCTCTCCCAAATAATCGTATGACAGGGCGTTCAGACTGTAGCTGTAGCGGTTCTCATCTAGCAGGGCCGCCATGACCATCGTGTCGATAATCTCTCCGTTGACCTCTACGCCCATCGCTTTGAGCCAGCCCAAGTCGTATGGCGCGTTGTGCATGATCTTTTTTGCATCGGTTGCCATTTGTTTTTTTAACCAGCGCATCACAATACCTTGATCCAGGTTACCGCCGCCGACATGACCGATGGGGTAATACGCCTCCCAGCCCTCTGTTGCGACCGCAATACCCACGACCTCTCCGTCTTTTCTAGGCCAACCGGGGCCGTTTTGTTTCAGGTTAGGGTCGCGTGTTTCTAGGTCAACTGCTATCTCTTTACAACCCGTCAGGTCTCGCAGTTCGAAAGGCGGTGTCCATTCAGATTGTGGGGTGAATAACGGAAATTGTAGTCTAGTCTCTTTTTGCATTGTCTTTTCTGGGGTCGTCTGAGATAGCGAATCTGAGATACCAAATCGCCTTCTTAATATCCTCCACCTCTTTGCCTTTATGCAGGCATCTCCAGAGGTACTTGAAAGCGTTACACAAGCAATACATTTTCACGGCCTTGCCGCCAAATACCATCACCATCGCGTCGATAGCCTCGATATCTCCGATTAGATAATGCTTGGGCTGGTTCACGTTATCTTCAGTCACAACGCATAGCTCCTTTGAAAGTTTTCAGGTTCCACAATAAAAAGGTTTTGTTTGCTACGAGTAACTGCAACGTAAAACACCCGATGGATTGAATCTGCGTCCCTTTCCATCGATTGTTCTGCGGCTACAGTCAGGTCCGTAAATAGGACCACATTGTCAGCTTCGCCACCTTTTGCTCCGTGGATCGTGCTCAATCGTATCCGAGGCGGCTGGGTGAGGTCTTCGCCTCGCCTGACAAGCGCGTTGATGTATGCCACATCCACGCCCGGGATTTTATCCAGAGCCTCTTGCCACGTCATATCCTGAGTTGCCAGCAGACCTTGATGGTCTCGGAGCTGCTCAAAAGTAAACGTGTCGTCTTCTTCCCCAAGAATCCGTTTGTGTCCTCTTGCTACCCGGACACCGTTACCTGTCATGTGTTGATACAACACTTTCGCCAGTTCGTATGTAATCGTTTGACCATTTTTTAAAAGTCTCCATGCCTCCAGAGCTTGGCGTATTTTCAGGCGAACACTGTGCTGACCGCCTTTGTGCTCAAAGAAGAAGCCTTGGGATTTTAAAAAGTTGCGGGCACCGTTCAGGTGATACTGTGCTTGTGCCAAAAACAACCATGATCCGTGGCCCAAGTTCAACTCATCAAACTCTGTAATCCTTCTGACCTGACCTTCTTCTTTCTTCGGCAAATAATTTTTTGGGAACCGTCTAGCGATCCGGGCGCACACCCGGTTGGCAATTTCGTGTATTTTACGTGGCACCCGAAAACTTTGCTCTAACACCTCGCTACCACCCGGCAGGTTGATGAAATGATCTACATCTGCACCGCTCCAGCGGTAAATGGCTTGATCATCGTCACCCGCACAGTACATTCTTTTCGACTTTTTCTCGATGGCGTGAGCAATATCCCACTGTAAAGGCGATAGATCCTGCGCTTCATCCAACATGGCAAGCTCAAAACTAGGGCAGGTCTCGTGTGCTGACTTGGCAAAAAGTTCTAACATGTCTGTGTAGTCAAACAACATGTGCTCTTTTTTGTATTGAGCCAACGCTGATGCAACGTAATCGACTTCTAACCATGTGTATTCCACGTCACTGAAGTTGTACTCCTGCCTCAGCAACGTCTTTTTCAACCGCGACAAGGTGATCAGACGCAAGATGGGCGATTCTCGCCGTAAGCTGTTACTAAGATCCTCTTCTACCTCATGCAGTCGGGCCTCACCACTTACCAGGTTTATACCAATTTTCCTCTCAACCTCCCGGTAGTGCTCTGCGGTCATCAACTGATCTGACTTCAAGCCGGTCAAAAAGAACGCTAAGGAGTGTATGGTCCTGAAAAACGGCAGATCCTCTTTCGGATTGAGTCCGAACCGTTCAGCAGCCCTTTCCTTTGCTTCTGTCGCGGCTTTTCTGGTAAACGCAAAGAAAGCGATTTGGTTGGAAGGGACATTGTCAGACAGTGCCCGGTCAACCAGATTCAGTAACGTAGTAGTTTTTCCTGTCCCCGGGGGTCCAAAAATCCTTTGCATCAGTAATCCTCGACCTTGTCACCCAACCTCACAAATACGGGGGTGTCGGGACCAACATATGCGCCTACTACGTTGAACTCCATGTACTCAACGGACTCTTCTTCTGTCATTCCGTCCCGTGTTTCGAGGATGATGCAACACTGATAGTAGTCATAGACAATGACATCTTCACCACCCGGCAAGGATGCGATTCCGATTATTGCGTCATCAAAACCGTCTGCTTTCTTCAAAACGGTATCTCCTCCTCGTTGGTAAACCGGGGGATGCTCAACGATGTTTTATCGTGATGAAACGCCGGTATGCGCCACAGTCTGACTCGTTTGTCTTGTATTCTCAACAAAGAGGAATGACCGTTGAGGTCTCTCAATCTCTGTGCTATCTGATGCGTCTTGAAATGTTTGAAGTTTGCTTTGAGCAAATGCTGCTCCAGATCTTTGAGTCTGAAATAAGTCTCGCCACGCTCTTCATCTGTCCACGGACGCTTCAGGAGTATTTGTTCTTTATCTTCTGCCGCTTGGTGTCCGGTGCAGAAGTCCTCCAAATGATCGTTGAACTGCCCGTTGATACTGACATCCTCTGACACCTCAATAATACTGCCTTCCGTGTCACTCATCTCATTGAGTAATCCGTTGATCCGCGTCTCCCAGATATCTTTTTTCATAGTCCGTGGCAGAAAGTTCAACTGATCGACACAGGCTTTTTGAAACGCGCCTTGATTCAACAAATCATCCGTGCCCATCTCTAACGGCTGACCCATCACATCAACAAACCAAACGGGCGGTATGCTGTTGTATTTTCTAAGGTTTGCTATCTGCACCCCTGTTGTCACACCCTCAATGCCAAACTTGCGTGTCATGCATAGCTCACGGTTGCACACACTGTTGATAGGCGCATCGTTACACTTGTAAGCGTAATCTTTACGCTCCAATTGTTTCGCCACCGTGTTGACTTCACCCAAGGGCAGTGGCGGATGTATGAACTTCATGTTGTGTTCGAGGATCTCTGACTCCCAACCTTCTGGGTTGGATTTACGCAGATAGACACCCAGATTGAATAGCCCGTTGTTTCTGGCTCCCTCGGGTATACCTTGTTGACACAGGGCCTGTAAACAAGGCGGCCCGTCTTTGAGTGGTAGATCCGGGTCTTCCTCTACTTTGAGAGCCAAAACCTGTTCATGGGTCTGCACGTTTTCATCGTACAGTTGAAAAAACTCTTCTATTGTCGCGGCTGTGCCGTCTTGTTTGAATGCATACCGCAGACCGTTTTCGTGATCGAAATACGGCGTATTTAAAAAATTACCTACATCGCCACGTTCAAGGTGTAAAACAATCTGCTTTGGAAATATTTCACATGATCCGTAGCCCAAGGACACCGCCAACCTTTTCAGAGTGTCCTGCATGTCTTTCGCTGGGATAAACTGGTCAGTGAATAAAAATACGTGAGCACCGCCACTTTTGCTCCTGCATACCACTAACGGTAGCTTTGCTTTTTGTAGTTGCTCTAATAACTTCTGATGATCGAAGTTGTATTCATCAATGTCGATACAACCCCAGCAGACTTCGTTGTCCTCATTGATGGGTATGATGCCGATGCTTTGTTGTCCAGAAAGGTGTGCTTCCCATGTCTCTTCGGTTCTGGACTCTTTGACTACCGTGGCTTTACCTGTCGCTTTGCCCTTGGTGTCGCGACCATTGATCTTGTATGTGCCATAAGCACTTTTCAGGCCGTCAAATATTTTACTGAATCGCTCAATCATTTAAATTCCAAGCCCGGGTAGCCCAGCAGGTCGAAGACGAGTAAGCTGGGCTTTAGGAGACCGGGTTCCCCATTTGCGGTTAGAAGGGTTCTGGAGACCCCTCTGGTTGTGTTTCCATCTCATGCTTCACCGTTACTTCCCCACCTTTGATGGATTCGTAAAACGATTTAGCAGAGTGATACACTTCAGCGTCCTCGACCTGACCGACCAATTCGACGTTCCAACCGTGCCACTGGCCTTTGTCATTCTTTTCGCTTGACGTTGTCAGCTTATAGACGTGACTAAACCTCGGCGGTGTGAAACTACGCCCCTCACTGTTTTTCATGGACCGTGATGCGATCATCGTGTTCCATTTGCGAGACTTCTTGAGTTGCGTTGACTTCATGGAAATCAAAGCTGTACTGAACGTTCCGTCCTCTTCAACGATTACCACGTAATGTTGGTGTGTTTCGTCAATATATTGACCGTCACCACCCACTACATAGTCTTTGTTGTCGTTTTCGTCACGTTTTGTCTCTGGCCTGTTGTCTCCTGGACCAAAGATACTTAGAGGCGCACCCGATCCACTTCCACGCGGTGCCCACAAAAGAAATCTTCTTTCGTAATGGGCAGGAATGACGTTCACCCCTTTCTTACCGCTATAGACCGTGCCGGTGACAGTGTTGTACAAGTCACCCGGCTTGGCATCGATCTCACCCTCTTGAATCAAAGGGTCCAAAGCACTCAGCACTTTTAAAAACGGAAGTGCAAAGTCCTCCTGATCCATCGCCATGCCTGCACCGGCATCCTCTTCGAACATGTCAACATTTATTGATGCGACTGTTCCGGCCTTTTTCTCGGCCACTTCTTTCTCTTTCTCAGCCATTTTCATTCCTCTTGATTTTCGCTCTCTGACCAACCCACACACCGAACATGTCCATCGGTAGTTCCTTCCCGTCTTCTATCCTTCCTTTTGCCCAGCTACGCAGGGTCCCCGGATGTATTTCTGACTTTTGTTCAGGCATAAACTGACGTTGCATCAGGTCATCAACCAGAGCGTTGGCTTCATTGTCCTGCTCACGGTTGAACCTGACCGTCACGGTATTCTTGATGATGTCCGCCTCGCCGTGCTGACGCAGCCACTCATATGCCTCATCCTTCCTTGCGGTTGGAATACGAGCACCGTATGTGGGTTCGAGAGTCACTTGAGAGCCATCGCCCATACTGAAAGCAGACATATTGAGTTCCTGCATTGCTGCGGGAAGCTCGTTGTCGGTCAAATCCAGTAGTTTCTTTTTGGCTTCTTTGAGGTCGTTTTCCAAACTATCAACTAAGGTTTCTTGGGCAATGATCTCTTCAGCTATCTTTGCTATACTTCCCAGTTGCGAGTTTTCCGGGATGTCCATCGACTTTTCACTGTCTCCGGCCATTTCATCAAGTAGGTCCTTCATCGTGCTTCCTCTTTCTCGTTAGTGTCATAGTGCCGTTAAGCACTTCCAAACATGAGATTAATCCCTTAATATCCTAGATGTCAATATACGAATAAAGAAAATGTACAAGTTCAAAACAAAACCTTACGACCATCAGCAAGTAGCACTAGATAAATCTTGGAATCGTCGCAACTTCGCCCTGCTAATGGAAATGGGGACCGGAAAAACAAAGGTCGCAATCGACAGCATGGGCATGTTGTTTCAGGAAAAAGAAATAGAAGCGGCGTTAATAATCGCACCCAAAGGTGTCTACGGTAACTGGCATCACAAAGAAATACCTGACCACATGAGTGATGACGTGTCAGTCGATTCTTTATTATGGCAACCAAACACCACTCAAAAGTTTCAAAAGCGGTTGATCCAAGTGGCGCGGGGTTCTGGCAATGCGCTACGCATATTGATA